TGAGCATATTTTTATATTTTTTCTTAAATATAAAATCTAAGAATTTTATATAATAACTGTTCAAAATAGCATTTTTAATTATAAAAATCTGAATAAATTTAAAAATCTCTAAATATTAAACTAAAAAATACCTAACTTTTTTCTTGCATTTATAATGCTATTTCTTACTTCAGTTGGATTAGCTTTAGCTATATAGTGTTTACTTGTAACTCCACTACTAGAGTGATTTGCATAACTACTAGCTAAGCCTAACCCAGCCAAATTGTTTATTAAATTAATGCTAGTTTTCCTAAGAGTGTGAGGATATAGATCCTCTATTCCTAAAATTTTTCCTAGCTTTCTAATCCTGTTCCTAATTGCTCCTTGTGTCATCTGCTTGTAGATTTTTCCATACTTAGTAACAAAAAACCAATCTACATCTACTCCCTTATCTATTCTGTAGTCTAACCATTCTTTTATAAGCTCCTTACATTTTTGGAAAAAGAAAGCATTAACTATATAGCCCTCTTTCTCCTTAACATCTCTAAAGTACCCATTTTCTAAGTCTAATTGTTCCATTTTTAAGTTTTGAATAGCACTAATCCGACAAGCACTATCCAAAAATAATTCCCATAATATCCTATCTTGCAAGTCATATTTTTTAGATTCCACTTGCATATACAATCTAACTGTCAGTATTTGCTCTGTTGTAAGAAAATAACTATTTCTAACCTTGTCTTTTTCTGTAAATCTAAGCTTATCTAATTTACTATCGAAAGGATGGTACTTAATTTTGTTCCTTCTAACACACCAAGCATAAAACGTAGATATTGCCGTAGTTTTGTTCATCAAAGTCCTTTTAGAATTTCCTAAACTTCTACAATAATTTCTATAGCACTCTATTATAGTTGGCATTTCTAGTAACGTTTCTTTACTTAAAAGCAACTTATTTTTATACGACTTTTGAAACCAAACTAAAAATAACTTAAAATTGTTACAGTACGTTTTGTATGTAGTCTCCCAACTCTCCCAGTTGCTACTTTTGCAACTATTTAGATACTCTAAATACACATCCACATTTTCTTTTTTTAAATTTTCCAACACCATTAATTGCATAACTAAACCTCCTATTTTTGATAGGTTTATTATACAATTCTTAAAATAATGGAAAATCTAGTCAAATATGAAACTGTTAACAAAACAGCAGGGACTAGGTATTCGAGTTTGGTTTTTTCTAAAATAAGTAATATTGGACATGTTTTTTTAGATATCCCTTCGAATACAACTCCATCTTTAACAGAGGGGATTTTATTATTTACTTTTCCATCAAGTTTTAAACCTAAAACTTTTAACTTAAAGCTGATAGTTTCTCATCCGAGTGGGCGAACTGCAAGAACTCGTTATGATGCAAACACAGGGAATTTATATATTTTAACAAAATTAGATGTCGCTGAGAGTATGTATTTAGATACATTTTATTTCTTAGATTAGCAATATTATTTATTCTTAAGCTAAATAAGCTACAATAACTTGCAGCTGATCTAATGGATAATTTTTCCCGTTTCCTAGCGCTCCAACTCTTAATGTTTTAGCTTTTATGTCCAAGTTGCAGTACTCCCCCCAGTTTCCTTGGTTTATGTTGGTTACAGATACAATTTTATTTACATCAATGTGACTTGGTAAAGGAGCATACCATTCTGTTATGTTTAGCCCAGCTACGTAATCTAATAAATTAGTCATTTGAATAACTTCTACTTTGATTAGATTTTCCACTTTACTATTTGGAAAATCTAACAAGAAATTGGAAAATATTATGGCAAGGAAATTCCCATGAAGTTCAATTCTATACTACTAATATTGCTGCAAATATAAACTTTGATAATATTTTTTCTCTAACAATTGTAGGAAATACTACTTGTACTATTCCTGGTGTTTTATTAAAAAAACTAGCAATAAATCAAGAACTTATCATTGGTCATGATAACGCAGTTAGGTCTGATGCTGTATTTTTCTTTAAAAAAATAAGTAATACATTCGGAATTTTTGGAACTAGAGGAGTCGCAGAAGATATCCACCTACACGGCTACAATAGTTTAATTATAGAGTACTAATCGAACTATATTTTAGCTGGATAACTGATAGTAAAATAATAAGCACCTAAGTTGTCATCCGCTTCAGATTTTATTAAATTCCCATTAGCATACAAGAAAAATGTATTAGATTTACTACTATTTCTATAAGAAGCACTAAAATACAATGTTTCGTTTGGTCGATATTTTTCAGGCAAATTAAAAATAGGTGTGTTAGCTTTATTAAAAAATGCTGTTCCACTGTCAACTATAAGAGTTACCATGCCTGCAATTTTATACACTTTTACAAAAGTTGCATTTGAGACATACAACCTTTCTCCCTCAAGTTTTGAGAAATTTTCCAATCTCTCCAAAAGCGAGTTGTTGTCTAAAGGGATAAAATTAGTAACATTTGCAGAAATATCTTGGTTTTGTTTTAAACATTTATACATCTTTCTAGTATTTCTATCATAATAAATATAATTAGGATTTTTTACACCCTCATCTTGTATATCACCACCATATCCATAAGCTCCTGCTAATCTTGCTAACATCATTCCCTCTAATGCTTTTCCTTCTTCTGTTCCAAGTTGTACTATCCCAGCCTTTTCTCTTGTTGCTCCTTCTTTTATTGTAGCTAAGCTATTATCCATTTCACCTATTTTTTTATCTATCAATTCTGAATTGTGATTAAATACTTCAATATCATAATAATCACTGCCTTCTGGTTGTGCTAATCTTATATTTTCAGTATACTTTGCCATTTTATTTATCTCCTTTCATCATAGATATTTTTATGTGTTTTAGTTTTTAACTCATTATTTTTTAAATTTCCTACTTCATTCTGTTTATGATACTTACCTACTACTGCACTATCTTCATATAATCTAGTGTCGTAAATTTCTTTATGGCTTTTTGCTTTTAAAGAATTATGTAATAAATAAGCTACCTGGTTATGTGTGTTGTATCTAAATTCAATACTAAAATTTAGATGTGCAGGTTTTATAACTTCTATTACTGCCTTAAAGTTTTCAATATTTTTAGGTATTCCAACAATAGAGGTAAATAGTATTTTAAAAGCATAGTTTGGATTATCTTCTACAACTTCAATTTCTCCATTTGTAAAAGTTTTGGCAACTCTTGCTATCATCTCTTTTGTAGTAGTTCCATAACTTCTTAACTTAGAAATTAAATTCTCTCTTCTTTCTTCAATATTGCTTGTTTTATCTCCAACACTTAAACCAAATATTCTTTCCCAAATTGGTAAGGACCAGGTAGCAGTGTAAATAAAAAATTGATTTAATACATCTTTTGAGATTAAATCAACTGTATCTAATTCTTTTTCTATTATTTCTTGTAATAAAGTTACTTCTAAAATACCTCTGTAATACTTTGGCATATGCCTCATTAATCTTTTAGCTTCCAACTATATCACCTCTTTTTGTAAAGTGATTGTGGTTAATTTTGGAATCTCCTCAGCTGCTAACTGTACATTTAAAGTTGTATTATTTATTTTTAAGTCATCATAATCACTAACCCCTTGAATATTTAATAAGATATTTCCTAATTGTGCATAACTTACGTAATCCTGTTTAAACCCTACTTTCCTAAAATATTCTTTTACTTTTGTTTCAAATTCTGTTTTTACTTCATCAAATTTTATATTTTTAGAAATTTTAACAGTACTTGAAATTGATATAGCTTTACCTATTGCACTCTTTACTGTAACAGTAGCCCCTATTGGTCTGACTTCTTCTAAATAATCTCTTACTCTTTTTAGTAAAGTTTCATCAGCTTCATGAATATCACTATTTACTACAACTACCTTTACAGTACCATTACCAGCCCATAGTGGAAATACTTTAACTCCTCCTACTCCTTCAACTTCAAAAGCCCACTTTTTATAGTGATAGATGTTTCCTGATGTTACAGGCTCTCTAACTTTAAAATAATATCTTTCTCTTAATTCATCATCTGTTTCTCCATCGTAACCATCAACAGTTTCTACTAGATTATTAACTTCATTTAATCCTGGAATAGTTACAGGAAAATTTGTAATAGTTCCTTTTGGAATATTGTATATTTTCCCATACTTTTCACTTTCAATAGGTACTTCAACACTTCCAGCAGCAGATATTGTTTTTTCTTGTGTAGTTAAATAAATATAGGTATCACTTGCAACTTTGGTATTAGTTTCTATTACTGTTCCTGGTACTCCTTTTATAATTACAGTACCTTTTGACTTTGTTGCTTTTCTTCTAAATACTCCTACCTCTTTACATATATTGTCTAAATATTCACCTTCAGCAGTTTCTGCAAAAGAATTTAAAAATATATATTCTAAGGTCTTTCTTATTTCTTCTATTTCTATACTTACAGGTGCTAAGTTGTCATAAAATAAGCTTCCTTCTGTCTTATCATATTCATCATTTACCTGGTTAAGCATATTTTTTAAAATTTCTTTCCATTCTTTTTTTATTATCATAGATACCCCTCCCATTCAAATGTTTTGAAGTTTTTTAACACTACTTCAAATTTGGTTTTCAAGGTATGTTTTTCTAACTTTATATCAATATTTCTAATTTCTATTATTTGTTTATTTTTCTTCATTGTTTCAGTCAATTCTCTCTCAAACTCACTATATAAAACAGGTGTAGGAAATCTTTGACTAAGTAACATAGCCTTATATTTCATCCCATATTGATTAGGTCCATTACTTTTATAAATATTCCATTTATATTTTTCTGTTAAAAGAACCTTTTCAATCCACATTCTAACAGCTCTTTCATCATCTGTTTTTATTAATTGTCCATTTGATTTTAATAACTTCTTTTTTTGAAAGTCTATCAAAAATGTTTTACCATTACTGTTTTTACTATTATTTGTCTCTTGTTTAGAGTAATCAACAAAATCTATTTTTGGTAATATTCCCATTCTAAACTCACCTCTGGAGCATAATTAAAAACATCTACTACAAAAAACTTGTCCTCCTCTGTGTTAGGTATAACAAGCACATACATTCCTTTTTTTAGATTAAAAACTGTCTGTAATATAAATTTACCTTTATCTTTATTGTCTTTTTTACTTGAACTAGATTTGTATGAACCAGTATGTCCTGTTAACATTAAATTTGTATCTCCAGCACTATCATTCCCAGCACCACTGGTATTTAAATTTGTAATGTTACAATTAGTAGATTTATTACCTTCGCTTTCAAATTCTTTCATAGTACATTCAATAGCTAATCTATTAGTTATTGCATTAGATAAATAAATCTTATCACTATCAATAACACCATAACCATTTAAAAGTTCAATAGAGATGTCAGGGAGAGGCTTTAAAATTTTCCCCAAAACAGCACCTATTGGACTTGGATTTTCTCTTTCTCTAAATTTTTCTGCCACTGCTATATCCCAAGACTTTTGGTTTTCACTCACTCCATAAACACCTCCAGTTTTAAATTGATTCTGTGGATTCCATTCTGCACACTGTGAGAACTTTCTTTTATCAGATACTCACCTTTTAAATTAAAAAGTGGTAAATCAATATCAATCACTCTACCACTCTTAACTTTATCATCACCTAAGACATCAATACTAAAGTCTTCTGTGATTTTATTTAATTTTTTCAATTCATTTTTAGCAACTAGATTAGCTTTTTTAAATTCTTTTTCATCTAATGTTACCACTTCTTGTAGCATACCATACTTTTTAATACTTTCGCTATCTTGTTCTTTTCCTACTGTTCTAACTGCTTCTTTATTTTGTGTTACAACCAAAATTGAATTCTTCATATCAACTATTGATCTACTTAATGAAACTTCTCCGATGTTTTTAGCTACATCTATAAAAGTATTTTTGTGCATTTCATATTGTCCAATAACTTTTATTTTTTTGAATGGTCCTACTTTTAGAGTACCTTTATCATACTCAATAAAAAATTTTTTAGAATTGAATTGTGAACATTGTTCTATGATGTCATAAATAATGTCTGAGATAGTCTTATCCTTGTAAATTTTATCTATCTTAGTATCTAATCCACTTACTTCAACTTTTATTCCAATTTCACTGCATAAGGACTTAATACAGTCATTCCCTACCATCTTTTTAAATTGTTTTATCACAGTTGATTTATTCAAGTACCAAGCCATATCATAAGCAGTAAATGATGTAGTCTTTCCATTAGGGTTTTCTGATACAATTATAGCTTGTATCAATGTTTCTCCTTTATCATTGATTATTTGAACAGGATCACCTAATGTAATGTCATAGAGAAAAGATAGATTTTTATCAAACTTATTTACTGCAAGTTCAAAACTTACCTCAACTCCTAATGTATCAATGCTATCTCTCCAGGTTAAATCTCTTATGTAATTAGTTACATCTATTTCTTTTACTATTGTCCTATACATTATTATCAACCTCACCAGGTAAAATATATTCTTTTATATCTAAGGTATATGGAACATCTCCAGCCTTATCTCTAAAAGAATAAGTAAAATTATATCTACATAGCATATTTAAGACCACTCTGTACTTATCAACTATAATAATTCTTAAAGGTACTCTCGCATCTCTATACTTTTCAAAAAAGTTTATATAGTATTTTGGAGGTTGAAAATTAAAGAAGCTTACAAAACTATATCTTTTAGATGGAAAAAAAGAAGAAAATGAAAAGTTTCTAAGTCCTTTACCGCCAATTAAATTAAGAGTTTTTCCGTTAATTGTATTAAACTCTTCGTCCATTGTTTCACAGTTTACAGGTTCTATATTTTGGACTACTGGAATATTAACTATTTCTTGCTGTACTCCATTATCTTCAACTATAAAAATTATATTCATTTTCTTATCTCCTATCCTACATATTATTTAAAGCTGCTAAAATCTTATTTGCTGTATATTCTCCATATTTTTCCATGTGTTCTTTTTCACCGATAAAGTTTCCAGAAATAGTTATATTTATTGTAATCCCTTTGTTAGCACTCTTTTTTTCTAGTGTTTTACTTTCTTCATGGCTAATTATTTTAGTTCCAGAAGGTAATATAGCTGTTTCGTTTCTTCCACCTTCATTAATTCCTGTTACTCCACCTTTGAAATATGCTGTACCTAAAGCATGTCTTGGATTCTTAACTGAGGTAGTTGATGAACCAGTTTTATTACTCCCACTAATTGAATCAGTTGTTTTAGTTGTTTTTTCAGTTATATTAATTGTTTTATCATCAACAGGTGTACTATTCCAAAATTTCAACTTATCAATTAGTCCACTAAAGGCTTTTTTTGCGGTTTCGATTGGGTGTAA